TTCGATAGATTACAGCCTGCGCAGGCGAGGACGATGTTCTCAGGCTCATTGGTCCCGCCGCGCGTGATCGGAATGTAGTGGTCGACGTGGAAGTTTCCTGGCGTAATGCTGCGCTGGCAATAAAAACAGACACCGCACTGACTCTTGTATTTGGCTTCGACATCGGCGACAGTGAACTTGCCGGGAGCGCCACGCCGCACCGCATTGTTGGCCTTTTTGTTCCTGGCGATTCGCTCAGCATTGGCCGCCCGGTATTCACGGTTAGAAGCGCTGACGGACTCCGCCTTTCGCGCCCGATACTCTCGCGAGTATGTGAGGCGAGCGTCGCGATCTTTGGCATACTCTTCGCGACGGGAGCCCGGTGTCCTGGATTTTTGTCGATACTCTTTTTGCCGCTGCAGGTAGAACTCGCGGGTGCGCTCGTATCGTTCACGATAAATTCGAGCGGTGCACGGCTTACACGTTCCGTGAAGACCTTCGTGTCCCTTGGGATGCCGTGGCCAAAATTCGGGAGTACGCTCAAACTCGCGAGGGCATACGTTGCAGGGGCGAGACGAAGCCAACTACCAGAATCGCGCGTTAAGTCACGGCCTGTAAAGCGCATGTGTTCTATCCGTACCATGCCTGCGGACTACGACGACGGGACACCCCATACCCCATAAAAACCGTTGAAGCCGTATGAATATCGCTGCCAGCCGGCCGTCTTCACGCTCCTGCTGTCAAAGTCAATGTCGTGGACGGTGTTGAACGGTTCGCGGGTGTAGAAGCGCAACTCAGTGTCACCAGTGTCGGCTTCGATGAACCAGGCGTCAGGATCGCTGAGATAATCCCACACAATCCATGTATCGAATGACGGCATCCCGCTCCGCCGCCGGAAAGCGTTGATTGCGCGGTTCGCCGTATCCGGCCGTTCCACACCGCCCAGCAATTCCGCGCCTACGAACTCGAGGTTCGGCGGGAAGATAGCCTTCTTGGGCGGAATTCTTAACTTCTTGCCGCGGTGGTCCACGCTCGTGCGCGCCAGCGTCAGTACGAGCTGCATACTTGTCACGTCCGGATCGGTCGCATACGACAGCTTGTTCGACTGCACACCGCCGCCGATCAGCGGATGCGCCGTCGAGAACAGCGGAACGCCGTCCGGTCCAATCGCGGAGGTGAAGCCGGTATTGAACACGTTCGCCGCGGTGACTTCCTTCGTCTCTTTGCCCGAGCGCCCGAGCTCGGTTGCCAGCTTTTTGACGACCCCAAATTTGTCGTCGTCCATCGCAACTTTTGTGACCCGGAACCCCAATGAATACTGCGCGTGAACGTAGGTCTTATTGAATCCGGGCAGCGCCTCGTCGTAGCGAGTATCGGCGCCTTCGGGCACGACCGCCATCTGGCCGAAGCCGGTTACTTCAGTGGTCTGCTCAATCGAACGCGATGAAGATTCCATGCGGAAGACTTCGGAGAACTCGTCGGGAAACTGCGAGTACTTCGTCATCACCACTTCGTCGATCGCAGGCAACATGCTCTGCAGGTACAGGTCGGGGAATAGTGTGCGTATGAACATTGGTTTCCTCTATGAACCAGCCGCACCCTGGCCGAGCGCGTGCTTCAAAATGATGACTTCAACGATGGCGTTGGCGCCTTCTGCGTTGGGCGACGCCATAAAAATCTGGCGTATTCTGAGGTCGAGCCCCGCGGTGACCGCAATGCCGGTTCCATTGACCTGCATCACGCTCATTCTGCCGTTGGCGCCGCCGGCGGTATTCAGTACGTTCGCGTTCAGCCCAACGTGCGCCGCGGTTGTGATCGCCGTTGCGCCTGATACCTGCGCGATAAACACGCAGTCGACGTTATCGGCGACCGAATGAACGCTTCCGGTCGAGGCGGGGCCGTAGCCGATCGAGGAACCGGTCCAGAGTGACGTGCCCGGCGTCAGTTGCGAGCCGTCCTGGATGCGCGACAGATTGTAGTTGGGGCTTTCGGGAAGCGGAAACGGAACGCCGCCGGTAAGGTGCCCTACGAGGTCAAAGTGGTAGATCGGATTGACGTCTGCCGCGGCCTTGCCGTATTCGGTCACAGAAAACGGGCCGCCTCCCATCCGAATAATCGGCCGGAACCCGAAGGGTGAATTTGGATTTGCCATAGTCGTTACCTCTGTCTTTCGACACTAAAGCCGGTCGAGCGCTCACGCCCGAGGTATGATTCGGTCAATACTGCGTCCTCGAAGTCGCCGGCAGCGTTCGAGTGGATCCGCTCGCCCCGCGGCAGCACGCTGATGTCACCGGTGCCGCCCTGGCGAATTGCCCGCGCTGCGTTGTCCTCGAACTGGTCGGCGGCGTCCCGTACTGCCTGATTCGATTCCTCCGCGTAATACCTGCGGCGCGCCTCGGCCGTGCGCATCGGAATCTCGCCCATGATGAGCGTTCCCACCTTGACCGGGTCGCCGCGTTCGTCTTTCACGATGACGTAGCCGCGCAGCCCGAGCACGCCGATACAGCGCTCGGAAAGGAACTTCGCCGCCATGCCGGGCCTGCCGTACCGCTGCACGGCTTCCTCGAGCGGCTGCGCGAAGATCATCGCGTCCGAACGATCGGCTTCCACTTCAACCTCGCGCTGCGGGATCTTGAGGATGCGATCGCGAAAGGCGGCAGCAACGGATTCTTTGCCGAATTTCGCAATCGCCACGCGCAGCCCTTTCTGCAGGATGGGGTCGGGAACAGCCTTTTCCTCGCGCAGCAGAATCGTTTCCGCGGTGGTCTGTGCGTAGTCCTCGAGCCCGATCTTTTCAATGGATTCTTTCATCGCCGGGCAGGAGATGAGCAGCGGATCCGGGCCGTAGACGACGCGCGTGTACGTCGGGATGGAATCGCCGAAGGTTTTCTTGTCCCACTCGTCGGCGAGGAAGTCGGCGGCGTTGTCGGCTTCCGGCGCCTGTGGCTTGATGTCGAGCCCGAGATCGGTCGCCAGCGTCTCGACCGCCTTCTTGTCGTCGATGCGCTTCTGCCGATCCTCGAGGATGCGCCGGTTCGCTTCCTGCGCCGGATCGGCCGGCGGTTTGCGCTTGTGACTGCGTACGGTCGTCGCCGCGGTGCTCACTTCACACCTCGCATCGCTACGCCGGTTTTGGCGCGCTTCGCATACGCTTCGTGCGAAATGCCCATCGCGTCGGCGATGTGCTTCTGCTGCGGCGTCAGTTCTTCGTCTTCTTCGTCGACCGGCGCCGGGCGCGCCGAACCCGAGGGCGAAGCCTGCGCCGCGATCCGCTTCAGCCGCGCCGCTTCCTTTTCGTCGCCGGATGGCCGTCCGGATCCGTTCACCTTGATCTTTCCCGCGCGAATGAACTGCAATTCGGCCTGGCGCGCGGCCATCTCCATCGCGACCGGCTGCGGGGTACCGCTCTTGACCAGCCTGCCGTAGTTTTCGGCGGTGGTTTTGAAGAACTCCGTATCTTTGTTTTCGAGGTCCGGATACTCCTTCATCAACTGCTGTTCTTTGGTCAGCGATGTGGCCCGCGCTTCGATGATCTGTTCGACCTCGTTGCGCTGGATGAAACCGCGTTTCTTCGCCAGTTGGTCGAAGCCCTTCGCGCCGCCCGTCGTGATGGCCTCGAGCACGTCCGGTTCTTCATCGTCGGCCGCGGGCGCTGCGGCTGCGGGCGCCGCCGAGCCGTTCGCCGCTTTGTCCGCCCAGTACTGCGCGGTGCGCTGCGATTCGGCGACCTGTTCCCGCAGTTCGTCGATTTGCCGCTGATAGTCGGAAACATCGGGTGCCGCGGCTGCGGGAGCTGCCGGCGCTGCGGGGGGTGTGGTTTGGTCTTGCGGAGTCATAAACTTCGGCGGTCTATACCCCTTGTTTCGACACTTTCAGTCGGGCCAGTCGCCTTTCGTCGGAAATCGTTAATTCAGGAACCTGAGTTGTATAACCGTAATTGTTGGGAGGATTCCAGCATTGCCGGTCAAGGCGATCCCGGCGATGTATCCAGACCTTGGCGTGGTATGACCATGTCGGTTCGTTGTCCTTGCACCACGGACACTCCCGCTCTAAAACTCCCGTATGCTCGTAATCCAGCTTCATCGCTACATCCGCAGATCCGCGCCAAACGCCGTACCGCGGTAGAGGTCGGCGCGCTTCGCCACGTACAGCGCCTTGCAGTCCTTGCAGAGGACGGAATACACGCCATCACGAGGGACAACGAACAGCCGCCACGCGACGCCGGGCTCGCGGTCGCGCAGCACCTCGGCGGTGAGCCCGCACGACTGGCAGCCGCGCGGCGTACCGTTGCCGGCGAGGAACTCGAGCGCCGCGTTATGCCAGTCGAGACAGTCCTGGCAGATGACCTGCGTCGTGAGATCCGCGGTTCCCAGGCGGTGCACCTCCCACTCGCGCCGCTGCCGTGAACAGAAATGACAGCGAACGCGCATCAGGTGCGGGACGTTGGTGAATCTGAAGCCCAGTTGCTCAGCCGTCACGTTCTACTTCTTCTGGGTCTGCGGAGTGGCGCCGTAACGGGAACTGGTTTGTGCGGGGTTACCCGTGTCGCCTTCAGCGGCTTCGCCGTGGCGCGCCGGCTTCGCCGGTTCCTCTTTCCAGTACTGTTTGCGGAGCGTCGCGGCCTCGTCACCTTCGACGGTTACGGCGTTATGGCCGATGAGAACGGTGGCCGAGTCTTCGTGGCTGAAGTCAATGGCGCTGATAAGCGCCGGGTTAACGGCGTATTTGCCGACCTGGATGAAATTGGAGTCCATGAGACGGGATTCGACATTTGCGCGAGCGCCGTCACTTCTCCGCCCTCTCGATTTCGCCGAGTATCGTCGCCGGCAGTCCGAGCACCGCGTGCAGCGCCGCGGCGCGCCCCTGCGCGAGCCGCACTTCGTTCCAGTCGTCGCAACGCTCACACTCGCCGCGCGCCCGCTCGAGCTCGGCTTCGATGCGCCGGCGGTACGTCTGGAACGGTGGCGACAGCACCATATCGCGAAAGCGTTCCGCGTCGAGGTGGTCGAGCCGGTCGGTGACTTTGAGGGGTGTCTGCAAGGGGTTAGTAACGGTTGGGCGGGGGCATCTTGCCGCCTTTGGGTGCGGCAGAACGCGGGGGTGGAGGCGGCATCTTGCCGCCGCGCGGCGCAGGGGCGGAAGCGCCGCGGCCGCCGCGGGCGGCGATCAATTTATCGAATGAAGGGGTGGGCGGACATTTGGCTGCCATACCGAAGGATTCGACACGGGAGGGGGCGGGCGTGCGCCCGGTCCAGGCGCTCCGACCATATTTCCCGAGCGGGAAAAATGGCTCACCGCCGGACGGGAATCGTGTAGTTCACGAGGCCGAAGACCGACACCAGCCACAGGCAGAGCACGAGCACGACGACGACGTTAATCACCGTCTTGATCGGCGGCGCCATCGGGATGTAGGTGTTAACCAGCCAGAGAATCACCCCAATCACCACCAGCGTCACGAGCAGCGAGACTACGGGCATCTTCCTCTCCTTCCGGGCGCGCCATCAGCGTTCCCATACACGCGCAAACGCAGGGGTGCGGCCCTCCCTCGAGCCGCGGCGGAAACAGATTCCGGTCGCGCAACCGCTGTACGGATCGCGCCGTCAGCCGGAAGACGAACGCGCAGTCGCAGGACGATTCGAAATCGGCCGAACGCGGCAGCGGGCCTTCGACGTCGAGCGTAAGCGGCAGCGCCGCGCGCAATCGCGACTGCGTCCCGCCTTCGATGAAAGACCCCGGCGTCGGACGTTCCAGGCGAAAGTGAACCGACTCCATACTGCGTTATTCGACTGCACAGGCGTGCAGGCGTACGCTGCGCGGGTCATTGCGCGGGTCGCGTCAGCCGGGCAGAGCGGGGAGAATAACGCCCTGCCCGGTGT